ATAACAAAAAAGCCACTCTCTCAGGTAAGTGGCTTTAATGATTAATAACTAAAAAAATTCAAACTATGGAAAAATGTCTTTGCAAATATAAACATTTTTACAATTCAATATGTAAAATAAACTTTTTTTTTCGTTAAATAAATATGGACACATACGTAATTAGATTTAATCCAAAAAAAAACAAGGGCGTTTATGCAATTTCTTTAGTTGAAGATCCAGCTATTGAAGAGTATTTTGTGCAAATGTCAAAGGATTATGAAATAAAATTAGCAGAAATAGACAAAGAGAAACGTTTATTTATGACGCCTGTGCTTATTCCTGACCAAAAAATATTAAGAATTGACGATAATGGCAACGCTTTTAATATAGTTTTCCCAAAAGAAACCATACAATTAGCGCAACAAGAGTTTCAAAAGCGTGGTTTTCAAAATGAAAGTACACTTGAACACGATATAAATCTAAAATTAGAGGGTGTAACCTTTGTTGAAAGTTGGATTAAAGAAGATGAGGTACACGATAAAAGCGTAATGAAAGGATTTAACCAGCCTATTGGCACGTGGTTTACTATTTTTAGAGTTGATGACGACGATGTAATGGCTAAAATACAATCAGGAGAAATCAAAGGCGTGTCAATAGATGGAGCTTTTGAATTAGAAGAGAATGTAAATTTAAAAACAGATATGAATTTAGAAACTATTTTAACAGCGATTAAAGAAGGCTTTGCCTCTCTTAATCAAACACAAGTTAAGTTAGGAAAATCTATGACTATCGACGAGCAAGCGGTTTTCTTTGAAGGGGAAGCGTTAGCGGTTGATACAATGGTTTTTGCTGATGAGGCTATGACGGAAGCACTTACTGCTGGAACTTACGAAATCGACGAAATGATGGTCGTAGTTACAGAAGGCAAAGTTGCTGAACTTACTGAAAAAGAAGCTGAACAACCTGAGGCGGAAGCTGAGGTAGAAATGGCTGATGACTCGGTTGAAGCTAAAGTAAACGAAATTATGCAAGCGTATGTTGGCGAAATTGCTAAAGCTGTAGCTGCACAATTAGAAGGATTTAAAGCTGAAATGAAAAAAGAAGAAGCAGAAGTTATTTTAACTAAAGCTGCTCCAATTCATACAGAGGTTGCAGAGCCTAAAAACTTGCAAGAGAAATTTTTATTAGAATTACAAAAACAAAATTAATATGCCAACAACAGTAACAGTAGGTTCAAACTACAATGGTAAAGTAGCTGGTGGTCTTTTCCTAAAAGCGTGGAAAGAAGCTGACACTTTAAAAAACAATTTAGTAACAATTTATCCAAATGTAAACTCTAAACTTTCTTTAAGAAAATTAGAAACTACAAACGGAAGACGTGAGTACACTTGTGGACACACTCCAGCGGGTTCAATTACTTTAGCTGAAAAATCAATCACTCCTACAAAATTCAAAGATGATTGGGATTTATGTAAAGAAACTTTTAGAGCTACTTGGACTGCTGACGAAATGGGAGCAAGTGCTGCTAACGATGTTTTCCCTAAAGAAATCCTTGACGGAATTATTGCATCTAAATTAGCAAATGAAGCATCTTATACAGATGACAACATTTGGCAAGGTGTAGACGCTACAAATGGTTATGATGGTTTCTTAACTCAATTTGCTGCTGATGTTAATATCGTAACAGTTGATGGTGAGGCTATCGACAAAACAAATGTTATCGCTGAATTAGAAAAAGCGGTTGCAGCTATTCCTTTAGCAATTAGAAGAAGAACTTTAAACATTATGGTTTCTCCTGATGTTGCACAAGCGTATAACTTTTACCTTATCGACAAAGGAACTACTAACGGATTAGGTGGTAACGCTAATACTGAATTAGTTTTCGGAAAACATAGATTAGTAGAAGTAGGTGGTTTACCTGAAGCTACAATTGTAATTGCTGAAACTGGTAATTTAGGATTTGTAACGGGTGCTTTAGAAGATCACAACTCAATTCAAGTAGTTGACGAAGATGCTATCGGATTGTTAACAGGAAAAGTAAGAGGTACAATGGTTTATAACGTAGGTGTTATCTACGTTTATGCTCCGGAGATTGTATGGTACAGAATTCCTGAAGCTTAATATTAACATAAAGGCTCGTTAATTCGAGCCTTTTTAAAAACATATAAATATATGAGTTGTGATTTTATTACAAAAGGAAAAAAAGTAGCGTGTTTAGGTGCGGTTGCTGGTGTTAAAAATATATTTATTGGTTTATATGCTGACTATGGAATTACTGCGACTGCTCAAGTTGTAGCATCTTTAGGAACGTTAGACGAAACCTTTAAATATGAATTTTCAAGCAATACGCAAGGCTTAACAGAAACGCCTAATATCAATTGGGATAACGGAACGAAATTTATTTCGCAAGTATTAGTTGGTAATTTACCAATATTAGATCCTGAAACGCAAGAAGAGTTATCATTAATGATGCGTAACAGAATTGTAGTTTTCGTTGAGGACTATAATGGTAACATCAAATTAATGGGTTACAAAAACTCTGCTAAAGCTACGAATGGTAGTGCAGTTACGGGACTTGCAAAAGGTGACTTAAATGGATTTACATTTGAGTTCACAGCAGAAGAGCCTGACTTTGCTCCGTTTTTAAGTTCAACTGCTAAAACAGCATTGTTGGCAACGGTACAAAATTCATACATTGGAGAAACTCCAGTAGTTTAATTTTATCTTCCATTTTTTTTAAACCTCTCTAATTAATTTTAGGGCGGTTTTTTTTATGTAAAAAAATTAAACTATTACGTTATTAAAGTATGGACTATTTTATTACTTCAAGCGAAACACATAATTTAAGATTTTTACATAGGGTTTACGAGCCTATTGTAACATTAACTTTATGGCACGAACTTACAAATACTAAAAGCGTTATAAGTGGAATTGAGTGCGAATTATCAGACGGTTATAGTTTGATAACATTCGTTTTTGATTTTATCTTAAACGGAACGTATACGCTTGAAATTACAAATAATAGTACACTAATATACAGAAGTAAAGCAAAAGCAGTATGAAATTAGAAGTTTTAAAATTAGCAAAGGAATATATTAGACCTGAAATTAAAGAAAGTCCAAACAAAGACTTTGTTATGAATGGGGAAAATAACCAAATGTATAAAGATATTATAGCGAGTTATTACGGAAGTCCGACAAACTCTGCTATTATCGATTCTTATGCACGTTATATTTATGGATTAGGTTTAAATATTAAACAAAATTTTATATCTAAAACGGATTTAAGAAAGATTTGTTTTGATATGGTATTGTTTGGCGAGGCATCATTTGAAGTAACTCCTAAAGGTAATCTTTACCACATTGAAAAGAATAAACTTTTACCTAATAAGGCAGAAGATGGGGAAATAAGAGCATATTGGTTTTGCTTTGATTGGGATAATCAACAAAAATACCCACCTAAAAGAATACCAACTTACGGATTCGGTAAGAAAACCGAAAATCAAGTCTTTGTTATTAAAGCAAATAATGTAGGGCAGTTCTATTTTGGTAATCCTTCTTATATTTCAGCGTTACCATATTGCGAAGTAGAGAGCGAACTTGCAAACTACTACGTTAACCATATAAAAAACGGAATGAGTTTCGGACACGTTATCAATGTGAATGGTGGCAAGCCTGAAAGTGAAGAAGATTTAAACAAATTTAGTCGACAAATTAGAAACCAATTAACTGGTAGCACAAATGCGGGTAAATTTCTTTTGTCTTTTAATGATAATAAAGAAAGTGAAACTACAATTTCAGCTTTGCAAGTTTCAGACGCACACAAACAATATGACTTTTTAACGCAAGAAGCTCAAAATAAAATATGTATTGCTCACAAAGTTGTATCGGGTGCTATTTTAGGTATTACAAAAAGTACAGGATTCAGTTCAAATGCTGATGAAATAGAAACCGCTTTTAACGAAACGTATTTAAATGTTATACAACCTATTCAAGAAAACATTATTGACGCAATAGAGTTTGTAAAAGGGTTAACAGGATTGGAGTTTTTGAGTTTAAGACAAAAGCAAACTCCTGAAACTGCATTAAGTTTATCAAAAAAAAAAGAGGGAACTGATTTAATAGCTGATGAGTTAATTAATTTAGGTGAAGAAATTAATGATGAGGAATGGGAATTGATTGATGAAGTTCCAATTAGTGGAGAGCCTACATTTGGAGAGTTAGAATTAAAACTTGCAAAAGTACCGAGTTCTTTTCCAAATGTAACAAGTGAACAAGATACAAGCCTTTTTAAAATACGTTATTCGTATGGTGGTAATCCGGAAGGTCAAAGAGAATTTTGCAATAAAATGATAAAAGCTAATAAGGTTTACAGAAAAGAAGATATTGAATTAGCAGGTAGTAAAGTTGTTAATCCGGGGTTCGGTCCTGAAGGTGCAGATACTTATAATTTATTTTTCTACAAAGGCGGAGTTAATTGTAAACATTTTTGGATGCGTAAAATTTATTTAAGAAAAGGTAATAATTCAATTTCAGTAAATGAAGCTCGTAAAATGATTTTAGCTTTAGATCCAGCAGATAGGCCAAAGGCAAAGTGGGAAGAAAATGATAAGTTAGTAGCACAACCAGCACAAGCAAGTAATAACTATTTTAGATTAGAATAATGATAGTACTTTTAAGAGATAACGAAATAACAGAAAATACTCCTTTAGGTGGGAATATCGATGTAGACAGATTGCGTCAGTGTATTATTGACGCACAAATTACAAGATTAGAGGAATTGTTAGGCGAAGATTTATACGATAAGATTTGCAATGAATACGATGCTGAAACTTTAGAGGGTGATTACTTGACACTTTACGAAAATTACATTAAACCTTTTTTAATTCGTCAAGGTGCTTTAGAATTTCTAAAGATAGGTGCTTTTACAATTGGAAATAATGGAATTGCTTTACCTACTCCAGCGAATACTACTGCAATTGATAGTAAAATGTTATCAAATTTAGTAAGCGAAATGCGTGCAAAAGCGGATATGTTTGCCGAACGTATGTATAGATGGCTTTGTAAAAAGAATTTACCCGAGTGGCGTTGTAGTAGTGATAATGTTGTAAATCCAAATAAGCCGAGTTTTGGTAGTTGGTTTTTAACAAACGAGTTTATCGACGAAGATATATATGTCAGAAATATTTTAAATAATAAATTATAAATAAAATGAAACACAAAGATTATTTTAACGGAGCAAATCAAGGATTAGCTTCTTTCGGTCAATTTGGATTAAGAGTATTAAATGCTGAAGCGTCAATTGAAAACGAAACTTTCGTAGCTATTCAAGTATTAACAGATGCTGTTATTACTTCAAAATTAAAACCATATCCAACACCTGGCAGCGAAATAATAGGAGATACAGATTTAACAAGTTTAGCACTTACTGCTGGAACTATTATATATGGTAGATTTTACGATGTCGATGTAGAAAGCGGAAAAGTAATCGCATATAAAGGATAAATTATGTTAGGATTAGGAAATAGTTTAATACATAACAATAGGGTAAAAAGAGGTGCTGTTTTGCCTTCAAATATTATAGTTCCTGTTGTAAGTGGTACTAATACTGTTGGAAGTATTTTAACTACTACTAACGGAACGTGGATCGGAAGTACTCCTATTACTTATACCTATCAATGGTTAAGAAATGGTAGTAATATAAGCGGTGCAACTTCATCTACTTATACTTTAGTAACTGCTGATACTTCAACTTTAGTATCTTGTAAAGTTACTGCCACTAATTCATTAGGTTCAGCAAATTCAACATCTAATAGTTTAACAATTTACGAAGCGGAATATAAAGCTATTTTAGACTATGCAACAACTAATAGCTATACTTTACCAAGTACTGCACAAAGACTAAAACAAAATACTTTATTGAGTAGTTTGAAAAGTGCTGGCGCTTGGACTAAACTTGACACCTTTGTAAATTTCGCAACTGATGGAAGTAGTGCTTTTGCTTTAATAGATTGGAAAAGATTAACTCAATATACTGCAGTTAATAGTCCTACATTTACAACTAATGAAGGCTTTACAGGAAACGGAACAAGCAGTTATATCAACACTAATTTCAATCCAACAGTCGGTACTAATAAATATCTTTTAAATAACGCAAGTAGATATATATATACATTGAATGTTGTAAATATTTTTGATGGTGTAGAATTATCAGTTGAAAATAGAATTGGAACAACTGGAACTGCACAAAGAATTAATCAAGGTAGTGGAGTTATCAATTCAGCTTATTCTTTTACAACAGGAGCTGGAATGAAATCTATACATCGTACAAGTTCAACAAATGTAGAATTATTTTCAGGAACTACTCAAGCAAGTAGAACCGCTACATCTTTTTCAATTGTAAATGCAAATCAGTTAATCTCTCGCTCTTTGCTTACATATTCAGCTAATAGAGTATCTATGTATGCTATGGGTGCTTCATTAGTTACCGAAAATACTGCTTTTGTTAATGCTTATAACACTTATATTTCTTCATTATGATAGTACTACACCCTAACGCAGAACAATACAACGCATTGAATGGTTATTTTAATAATTGTTATAAGGTTGAATTTGCAAAAGATGGCTCTGGTAGATGGATAGTTGGAATTGAAGTCTTAAACGACGAAAATTTTACTGCAATTCATAACCAATTAGACGCATTAGAACGGATTGAATACACACCCATAATCGAATAACCTACTTAACCTATGATTACCACTAAAACACTAATTATTATTTTAACAACATTCTTTATATTTATAACGCCAATACTCGGACTATTGGCGTTAATATCGTTTGCTGTTTTGTTTGATACAATTTTCGCAATTTATGTAAGTATTAAATTAAAAGGAATTAACTCTTTTAAAAGCACAAAACTTTTCAATATAGTTGTAAAAACTTTCTTTTATATGGGAAGTATTATATTTGCTTTTATGATTGACAAATATATTTTAGAAGGAAAGCTTTTTGACATACCTTATTTAATATCAAAAGTACTTACCTTTGTATGGATATATATTGAAGTCAAGTCAATAGATGAAACTTCTATGAAGTTGGGCAACCGATCACTTTGGGTAATTGTTAAAGAAATTATATCTAAAGGAAAAGATTTGAAAAAGGATATTAACGAAATAAAAGATTAATGCTTTCACAACTTTACGAAAATTTTAAGAATATGAGAAAAATTGATTATATAGTAATTCATTGTACAGCTACACAACCAAATGCTACAAAGCAATCTATTTTAGACTATTGGAAAAATATTTTAAAATGGAAGTCAGTAGGTTATCATAGGTTAATAGATGCAAATGGAGTTATTCACGAGTTGGCTAAATATGAACAAGTAACTAATGGCGTAAAAGGATATAATTCTAATTCAATTCACTTTAGCTATATTGGTGGCGTAGATGAAAAAGGAAAGCCAAAAGATACAAGAACACCAAAACAAAAAGAAAGTCTTTTATATCTAATAAAACAAGCTAAAAAACAATTTCCTAATGCTATTGTACAAGGGCATAAAGATTTTAAAGGTGTTGTAAAAGCGTGTCCGAGTTTTGAAGCAAAAAAAGAATATGCCAATTATTAATTTAATTGGTTTTTTTATTACTTTTGGTAAAACCTACTAAATAAAAAATATGGCAAATTCAAAATGGTCGCAATACGATTCAGAAATATTTGAACTAATACAAACTATGACGACATAACAACAGAGGAAATAATTGAAATAATCACAAATTTACTGATTAGTGCCGGTTATGATTATCAAAATATTAAAGATGAATTATGAGTGATACAAAATGTAGCGGGTTTAATTGTCCGTTAAAAGACAACTGCAAAAGGTACAAGGCGATAGGTGGGAATTGGGAATATTATTTTACAGAAGTACCTTATAAAGATGGAAAATGTGAGTTTTTTTTAGGTGATGAATCTAAAAGCACATTAAAGAAAATAATTTTAGGTTGTTTAGTTTTACTTTTCGTTTCTTGCGGAACTATAAAAAAGTCAAGTTCAGTTATCGAGGAAAATACAACTACTGAAACCGATATAACAAAGTTTAGTAATTCGTTTACTTTAGAGCCTGTAAATTTAGACAAGCCGATACTTTTAGGAAAAGACACAATTTACAACACTCGGGTTATTTATAACAATTCTAAAGAAACAATTAAGGAAAAGCAAAACGTTGATTTTAAAGAAGAAAAAAAAGAAAAGCAAGTTGACTATTCAGAAACTATAAAAATCGTTGCAAATCGGTTTATGTGGCTAATTGGAATACTATTTGTACTGTTTATTATATTGAATTGGATAAAAAATAAAACCACCTTGTTATAGGTGGTTTTTTGTTTAGGCTTTATACCAAATTCCTCTTTTACTTCTTTTTTCTAAAATGACTTTCGGTGTGCCATCTTCATTTTTTACAAACAATGATTCTTTTAATCTTGCGTGACCTCTTTTAATTTGTCTTTGTAATGATTGCATAATATTTATTATTAAATTAGTTTTTCAAATATAAGAATTATTTCTTAATTAAACACGTTATCTAAACTCTTTTTTAAATCGTCAATTGTTACCTTCTTTCTTTTGTCAACTTTTTGCGTTAATTCCTTAAATACTATTTCTCTTATTAGCTTTGAAACGTTTACTTTGTTTGCCTTTAAATCAGTTAATATTTTCTTTTGTTCTTTCGTTAAAGTAAAGCTATGTACTTCTGTATAAATTTCCATATTTTATATGTGTTAATAAGAGAAAATAATATTTTTTATGATGTAATATTGTAGTTATAAGTAACTTTAACCGAACTGAAACGTTAACTTTTAATGTTGAAAATTAATGCTCTTACATCATTACAATTGGCTTAATCTCTCAATCCGTAATATTTCGACGTTTCCTTACTCGTCAGTAATTCTCTCCGTCAGCTATTGGTCGCTTCTTACCTGTTCGGTTATTGTTTACTTAATTTTGTTTATTTGCTTTTTTCCATTCTTTATATATTTTCAAATCGGCTTCGTATTTTTCTTTTCTAAATGACCAACACATTCCAAAGTGAAATTTATAATTTGATTTTTTAGGTTTTTCCATAATAAAAGCTACTTATAACATCGGTTTTGCTCTATTGCGGTTTTAGGATTAACTGAATGTTCGGTTTGTATTTTTTAATTTTGTTTTTAAATCTAAACTTTAGGCTTAATTTTCCGCAACAAAGCAAAGCCGAGAAACGTTAACCGCTATTTAAACTCAACTTTGTGTATAACGAAATCTTTAAACAAAATTGGGAATTTTAAACGGCATAAAGTATGATAAGGGAAATTAAACTCCTCACATAGCTTTTTAAGATTACCTCGTGTTATTGGTTCTTCTGTATAGTTTAACAAAACTATTATTGATTGTCTTTGCATAAATATTTATTTTCAAAATATGTTTCAGCTTTTAAATTTAAGTTTACATATTTGTAATTATTAGCCTCAATAATTTGATTTTTCTCTATTTCTAAAAGTTTTTTAGCTTCTTCAATTGCAAGTTTTAACCCTTCCATTCTTCCTAAATCTCTTGCTTCTTCAGTTTTAGTCATTTTATTGTATTGCATTACACCTAATCCGTTTAGGTGTAATTGCAACTCATCTATTAATTTATTAACTGCTGTTTTCATGTTTTTACTTATTTACTCCTACTAATGTTGCAATAGCCGCTTTAATAATATATTCTTGTCCTTCTTGCTCGTTTTCAAAGCTGTTATAAATTTCAATAACTCTTTCGTCTTGCATCATTTCTTTAACTCTGTTTTGTACTGTTTCAATTAAATAATTTTCCATTTTGATTTGTTTTAGTTGTTATTTCTTTTACAAATATACGACTAATTTTGATACTACAAAATAAAATTACAATTATTTTTAAAATATTTGTAAAAAAGATAATAAACAGCGGTTAACAAGTGTTTTGCTCAATTGTGCCGAAAGTAGTTTGCGGTTAGGCACAACCTCGCAAAGCTGTAAAC